AGGGTATCGCCCACCGGCGCGCCCATAATGTCTTTAATAGCGCAAACCAGCCAGCCTACTTCGCCGCAATTCAGTTCAGTACGGTCAACCTGTTTCGGTGTGAAGATGCCCAGACGGTCAGCGTTATAGACCTGGCCGGTACTCATCACTTTGACTTTATCACCTTTACGCAGCGTACCGTTTTTCACACGGATCAACGACACGACGCCCAGGTAGTTATCGAACCAGGAGTCAATAATCAGTGCCTGTAATGGTGCATCCGGATCACCTTGAGGTGCCGGAATTTCGCGCACCAGGCGTTCGAGGACATCAACAACACCCACACCGGTTTTTGCAGAGCAACGCACCGCGTCGGTGGCATCGATACCAACGATATCTTCAATTTCTTCCGCAACACGTTCCGGATCGGCTGCAGGCAGGGCGATTTTATTTAGTACACGGTTTGCCAGCGTCGGCGCCTCTCCCCCCTGGCCGGCATCCACCACCAGCAACGCACCTTCACAGGCGGCCAGCGAACGGGAAACTTCGTAGGAGAAGTCAACGTGACCAGGAGTATCGATAAAGTTCAGTTGATAGGTTTCGCCATCGGACGCTTTAAAGTCCAGCGTAACGCTCTGCGCCTTGATGGTAATACCGCGTTCACGTTCGAGATCCATAGAATCAAGAACCTGAGCTTCCATTTCGCGGTCG